TTACTATCAAAAGTACACGCAGCCATGCTCGCCGATGCCGACAAAGGAAACATAGAATGGCTATCGCGAGGCGAACTCGCCCGAGCCGAATACGTACCCTTCGTAGCCACAGAACTACACTCCGTTGGCTGGACACTAATGCTATCGTGCGTAGCCCCCGACACCCTACAAATACACCAAAAATACAAGTCCTTTGCAAAAAACACCTAATAAAGTAATTTTGCATACAGAAATCAAAACGCTCACATAATGAAAAGAATACCAATGATATCAATCGTCTCCCTGCCCCTGTCCATCGTGGCAGACATCTCCCGGTACTTCTATCAAGACTGGGATTTTGCAAAATGGATAGCAATAGCCGTAACCCTCGACACCTTACTCGGAGTATGGAAACACCTGCTGCACAAAGACGCATCAAGCGGAAGCTTCTTCTCCAAGTTCGGCAAAAAAATAGGCATATACATCTGCCTACTAATACTATCCAACGTGTTAGCAAACACCACCGTGCAAGGCTCCATAGTAGGAGCAACACAATGGATAAGCACCTATCTCTGCGTCTTCATGCTCGTAAGGGAATGCTTCTCGTGCATAGAAAATATGCAGGCAATATACCCCATCCTACCAACATCGTTCATAAAACGGCTGAAAGACTTCAACGACAACGGCGAATACGTAAAAAAATAAAACAGAACTATGATACAAAAAATACCACTCACCTATATCCTCATAGGCATAATAGTAGCACTCTTAGGCAGCCTATCAGTATCCGTTCATCTATACAACAAGATGAAAGCCGACCGCGACCGCCTCGAAGAAAACCAAAACATAATGCTACACAACGGCAAAGTAGAAATAACACAAACAGCAACAGGCAACAGCCACCTATCAGCACCAGCTGTAACACTCACACCAACCGAATTCAAACAAAGTGGCGACACCCTCGCAAAAATAGCAAAACAAGTAGGCATAAAAGCAAGTAGAATATCCATAGCATCATCAGCCGGAACAACCATGTCGGCAAACATAGTAGCACCCATCATAAAACAACCAATAGCCACCCTACAAGCATTTCACGACACAATAACACAATATATCCCCGACACTCTAAAATGCTTCAACTGGACCGACCCATGGCTAACCATAACCGGATGCGTGTCCGACTCGCTATTCCAAGGCACAATAACAGCCACCGATACGCTCGATATAATGGTCCACCGAGTGCCCAAACGCTTCCTCTTCTTTCGCTATGGCTGCAAGCAGGTAAAAATGGACATCATATCACGCAACCCACACACCCGGCTAACGTACGGAAAGTTCTACCAATTCACAAAGTAAATCTTCTTCTCACGTTTCTTTAGTTTTTAGGTTGTTTCGCTGAGCCATCACGTAAATCGTGGTGGCTCTTTGTATCACGTTTTAGCACAAGATAAACAAAGCTAAACCACTGGTTATAAAAGCCATATAGCTTGCACGTTCCCACTTATAGTGTTACCTTAGCAGTACAATAAAGAACAAATAAAAACAAAGAAAATGAACGAGCAAATACAAAACATTCTAAACGAAAACGGAACAAAAACTTCCAAGATACAGAAACTTCTCGCACTCGGACTAACACGCCGACAAGTAGCCGACCTCGTGGCAAACGGAAACTACGGATTTGTGCAGAACGTCTACAAGCGAATGATGCAGGGCTTAACCAACACAGCAGCACAAACAGCAGCAACCATCGCCCCAGCAATCGACTACACTTTCAACCGCAACTTCGGCATAGAAATAGAAGCCTACAACTGCACACGCGAACGCCTGGCACGCGAGCTTACCGCAGCAGGAATAAACGTACAGGTAGAAGGCTACAACCACACCGACCACACCGACCATTGGAAACTGGTTACAGACAGCAGCCTTTCAGGAAACAACACATTCGAACTCGTAAGCCCAATCCTACACGGAGAACAAGGACTCGAGGAACTCGAAAAAGTTTGCTGGGTGCTCGACCTCTGCAATGCCAAAGTAAACGACACCTGCGGACTACACGTACACATGGACGCAGCAGAATTCAACCTCACAACTTGGAAAAACCTCATACTAACCTACAAACGTTTAGAAGGCATTATCGACAACTTT